AAGGCTGGCTTTGTTTGTCAACTAACTGCGGGGCTTGTTGGCTGTATTGACATTCACAATCTACGAATGTATAATATCCCAATGAAAGATTTAAAATTATCTAAGTCTTTAAAGTCAAAAGCTATAAAGAATCGTCGTGTTATGAATTATATTTCTATATGTCACGACATTGGTACAAAAAAGTTATGGGACAACTGGTGTAATTATTTAGCTAGTAAGTCTAAAAGATTTGAGGATGGCTTTCATGTATCCCAAGTACATTATAGCTATCTTCAAGATGCGGTAAACCTTTAATCAACTGGAGACATATTATGTCGGATGTAATTTCTATCTTTGGTACTCATCGTCCAGCAGATCCTTTTGCTGGCAAAGGTCATGGCGTTGCTGATTTTCCTGTAGCAACCCGCCCAATGTTGTACTTTAATGATGACACTAATCAATGGTATGAGTCATCAAAAGTTGCTGTTGTTCGTACAGATACTATGGACGAGCTAGGTGTTCATGGTAAAAATTATAAGCCTGTTGCACCTCGTGAATTAATTGACGCTCAACGTGCAATTATTATGCGGAGTGGTTTAAAGACTGATGGTATCGTTGAAAAGATTGAGTGCAGTTATAACGGTGCGGCGACATTTGTAAAGTATCGTTTGCCAGAGCATAGTTACCTTACTCCTGATGGGGATACCGCCACGCTTACTTTGTTGGGCGTGACTTCTCTTAACAGTACGTTTGCTTTTATTATGTCAGCAGGCGCTCGCCAATCTGCTTGTTTTAATGGTCAAGTATTTGTTACTGGCGAGGCTGGTTTGTTTAAAGCTCGACACACCAAAAACTTAGATATCCAACAGGCTTCTCGTGCAATTGTTAAGTCTCTTGAAGTGTTTGAAAAAGAACGGGAGTTGTGGCAGACTATGTACAAAACGCAAGTTACTCAGAAGCAGGCGATGTATAGTTTTGCAGAGGCCGCTGGCTGTCTTGAGTTAGTACAGGCCGCAGTTCACGAGAGTGGTGTATCTTGGTCAGCAGTATTCGACAAGCTCCCTCGACTGAACAGTACATTAACATATCTTGCTAAGGCTTGGGGTGAGTACTCTCATAAGATGGGCAGTACTCAATGGGCGGTGTATAATACACTTACAGATTGGGCTACTCATGCTCCAGCACCTACTAAGAAATCTCAAAATAACATTGCTTCGGTTAATCACAAGCGTTCAGAGGTTGTGCGTAAGGTATGTAACTCTGATGTCTTCCGTATCGCGGCCTGAGCGTATTGATATTGAATCTCTGGTTCAGTTATATATTTATCTCAAGTCTAATCCAGATTACAGTGGACTAACACATGAGTTAAAAGAGTTACACTTTTCTGAATCAGAGATCTTCAATGTCCTTCATAAAGTTCGTGAAGGTTATTACTAAAAAATATAGCGTCCTTCGGGGCGCTTTTGTTTGGAGGTGATAGTGAAAGCAAAAGAAAAAGTATTAAATGTTCAAAGACTAATCAGATCAGCGATGAACGATGAAGACTACTGTTCTTTTATTCTTGATTGTTTACATGAAGAACAAAGTAAATTTTCTTTAGAGAAATTAAATCAATTCTGGGATGATGCCGCAAAGTCTAGCGACACCGTTGAAGAATGGATCAACAACCACAGAGGAAAGTAATATGTATTACATAGCACCCCGAAACCAGCGCGGCAATGGCGGTATGATTATCTGGCAACATATTAAAAGCCTAAAGAATTTTAAACCTACTGATACTGTTGAGTATGTAGTCGCTAGAAATAAAAAAGAAAGGGAGAGGTCGCTACCAATTTATGTTGGTGTAGGTGGCAGGCTTATAAAAACTCAGCGGTATGAAATTACTTTTCTTGATCAGTTTTTTAACTAGGAGATAGTTATGGCTGTCGTAACAATTGAATTAGAAATGGAAATTGATAAAGATTTAGGCGTGATTACACTGCCAGAGGTGATAAATTATTTAGAAAACCTTATTGAAAATAACTGTTTAGATTTTACTGTACGAACTGGAGATTATCATGCAATTAACTAAGCCCCAGCAACAAACTCTCAAAACAAAGTGGATGTTATTGAGTGAGAAAAAAAGTTATTTATCTTTTCGACGCACAGTAGAGCTTGGTTTTTGTATGGACGGTGCAGTCATAGTACCTTGGAATGGTATGTGGTTGGCTATAGAAACTGATGGATACGCACACACATAGGAGATAGTAATGGGAACAGCTAGTATGTATGGTAATCAGGTGATGGATGTGGAGTTAGACTGCGAGTGGATGTCTATCTATGTAACCATTGAGTATTTTGTGCATGGTGATGAGGAGAATCTAGTTGAAATTGTATCGGTTAAATCGCGTGGAGTTGATATCACTAGCTGGGTCAATAGTAATTATATATATGATCTCATTGCTGATGAGATAAGTAACGCTGACTATCATTGGAGTGATCATGGAGACTAAAGAATTAAATAATTTTGCTTATGACGCAAGTATAAGAATTTACAAGGGCGACGAACAGAGCAGTAACGAAGTAGAACTTTTACATGAAATAAAATTTATGTGTGATCTGGATGATGCCCCTGATTTTAGGCTCTTACTTTTTAAGGCAGTTGATGCATTAGCTAATGTCTATCAGTATCAAACGGGAGGCTATGTGCATATCGCAACTATTATAAATAGGGAGTTTATAAATATATGAAAAAGTATATTCATGTTAATCAACACAAAATTCGTGCGAACAAAAAGAATGGAACAGACGATCCAGTTATAACAATTAAAACTGGTAGAACTAATACATATTGTCACGAGGTTGAAATACTTGGTAACAGCGTGTTAAGATATAGCGGGAACGACAAGCCCATTCTCTCTTGTGGTGCGCGTGTTGTTATTGAAACTAATTCTGATATTAAAATTGTGAGGTAGTGATGAGTATTGATGATATAACACCAGAAGAATGGGACAATATTTTTAAACCAAAAACAACTTGTGGAAAACTTTTTCATCCTCAAGATAATCATACCGCTAATCCTGTAACAAAGCCTGAGCATTATAATAAAGGTGGTGTCGAGGCTATTGATTATATTAAACAACAATTGGGTGATGGCTTTGGTGACTACTGTGCTGGGAATGTCCATAAATATCTTCATAGGTTTCGTTACAAGAATGGGGTAGAGGATCTGCGAAAGGCTCGTGTCTATCTTGATTGGTTAATTGAGGATATAGTAAATTGAAAAAACTTATTCAACAGCTTAAACAAGACAATCTTTTTTATTATTCTGAACTACATGGACGTAAACATTATGCTAATGTTATGAGAGCAGGTTTAGAATTAGCCGCTCACTACAATCTTAATCCAAAACTTTTTAAATACTTTGCGTACCTTCACGATTCTTGTAGACACAATGAAGATTACGATCCTAATCATGGGCCTCGTGCCTCAGAATATATTAATAAAATCAAAGACTTAATTGATCTTTGTACAGTTGAGCGTTGGCAGTTACAATCTGCCTGTGCGCTACATACTTCTGCAAAACCTTGGGATAATAAAAAATATACTCTCTTTGAAAAATGTGCGTTCGATGCTGACCGCTCTGATATCGGCAGAGTTTGTTTAGAAGTCGATCCAAAATATTTATTTACTCAAAAAGGAAAGGAGATTTTTGTACATGAAAGACACGATTATAAACAAAATAGATGGGCGACAGTATACGCCTGAAGAAATTGAATATAGTTCCCGTATTCAAAAAAGTGTTACTCCTAAAGGTACTTTAGATTGGTATCTTAAATGGATTGCTAGTGTGTGGTTGATTGTTGCAATATCTTTTAGAAGCACAGGCATTCCTGAACTACATTTTTATGATATGCTTTTCAGTTTCTTTGGTACAGTTTTATGGTCTGTAGTTGGGTTTATGTGGAGGGATCGTGCGTTAATTGTAATCAATATTATTGCGGCTGTCATGCTTTTTGGCGGCTTACTTTCTCAAATATTTAATGGAGTTTAACATGGGTTTTGATGAATATCAACAAGCCGCATCATCTACAGCATTATACAAAGATAAATTTTATCCGATTGCATCATTGATGGTGGAGTCAGCAGAACTATCTGACCTTTTTATAAAACCAATGCTAAGAGGAGATGCCCGAACAATCGAAAGACAAGATGTTATTTCTGAGGCAGGAGATGTTTTGTGGAATCTTGCCATGATATTAAAAGATCATGGGGTTGACTTCTCAGAAGTTGCCAAGTATAATCTATCTAAACTTCAAAGTCGTTCTGACCGTGGAGTTATTAAAGGATCTGGAGGTAATCGTTGAAGATTATACAAGGTAATTTTAGTAAAGATAAGAAAAAAACTTTAAACGAAAAAGTCTCTGAAGGTCTTTCAAAATTAGAAGAATCTTCAGAAGAAGAAATTTTAAGGTATCCTTTTATTTTGATTGTTGATACTGGTGAAGATTTAAAAGTAGTTTCTGATGTTGAAATGGAAAAGTTTAATTTGCTTTTAGATCTTGTTAAGATGACTGTCCTTACCGGAAGTTATGAATAGGAGAAAGTATGGAGGAAGATGAGTTTAATATTGAAGATGCTGTGTGTCGGGCATTTATTTTGTCGTTAGGTACTAGCCTACCGTCACCCAGCACAGTCCAGAATATGATTAGTTGGATAAAAATTCAGGCTCGTAAAGAGCAAGAACAATTATCGACTGATTATGTGTATAGTTGTATCCCTCGTTACATTAATTTTATGTTTAATAAATCTTAGGAGATTTAATTATGGCTCTTGTTGAAGGTGTTGCATATTGGGCGTCTATCACCACACCAAACACAACTTACACTCCGGTGTATACTGTGAATCTTGTGGTGACTGATGATGTCGCAAATGATTTTCGATCTCGCGGTTTCACAGTTAAAGATATGGAAGAAGGCCCAGCACTTCTTATCAAGCGAAAAGTAAATGGCCCTAACGGTATGGTGCGCTCTGCCCCAAAACTGTTAGATAAAAACAAACAGCCTTTAAATGTTAGTGTCGGTAACGGCAGTAAGGTTAGGGTGCAATACAAAGAGTGGGAGTCCACTTGGAATGGTACGTTGTACAAAGGCTTAGATTTACAGGCGGTACAAGTAGTTGAACTTATATAATATGACAGCCCTGACGGTGCAGAGTTTGATGTTCTTGATAGTAACGACGATGGAGATGAGTTGTAATGAATTATAGATACACTGACGAAGATAAAACTTATGATGTTGAGAAGTTGTCTGGTGAAGGTCAGGCAACATTTAATCTACTTGTTACTGTCCAACAAAGGATGGATGGTATTCAAGGAGACTTAACAATTCTTCAGGCTTCAGCGGTTGCTCTGCATCAAAAGATGAAAGAGTTTCTGGATGACGATGCAATAGTTGAGGATGATGAAACGGAGGAGTAAATCATGGGCGAATTTGTGGAGTACCACAAGCCTTGTCCAAGTTGTGGAGGCAGTGATCCTGTCTCCATAAACTCAGATGGTTCTGCAAAATGTTTTAGTTGTGGAACCTTTTTTAAAGATTACGAATCTGCGATGGGAGGAAACGTGGCAGACTTTAATAGCTTTAAAAGATCAAACGATAATACTTCATTCACCAACAGCGTGTATCACGCACTAACCGACAGATCTATTTCTCTTGAGACTGCAAAGAAGTTTGGTGTTCGTTCAGTCAAAGATGAGAAAGGTAATATTATTCAGCACCACTATCCGGTATACATAAACAATGAAGAAGTCGCTACAAAAGTTCGCAATCCGAATAAAGCATTTACTTGGTCAGGCTCACCCAAAGGAACTGGGCTTTTTGGTCAGCAAGTGGCACAGTCGGGCGGCAAATACATTACGATCACTGAAGGTGAATGTGATGCTATGGCGGCATACGAAC